CTATTGCGTTATTAGTTTCAATTTCATTCCGAGCAAAGTCGAAGTAGTTGCTGCTGTTGTGAATGCCGCAGCATTTGCTGGCGGAGGGGTAGCCCCATGAGTGTGAAATGCAAGCTGTGTGTTCATGTCGTGCAGAAGGTCAAGCGCATCACAAACAACTTTGAACAGATTCACATCAGTAGACCCGATCCAGTTCTTTGGCGCCTGCATACTCTGGCTGATTCCCGCTACGCTCCGACGCAAGCCCTCGATTCGTTCCTGCATATCACCGCCCACTGTGGCGTTGTACTTCTGTCCGACGACGATGTTCAGATCCCGGCCGGTCGCTTGGTGCAGATCGTCCACCGCCGCCAGGCTCGCGGATCCACCTGACAGCAGCTTCAGCGCGCCCAGCGCCTCGATCGTCTTCACACCACCCACCGACTCAGTTGAGTGGTCATCAACCGCCCGCGTGTGGCTCTGGAACTGCTCGCGGTTGTCCAGGGCTTCAACCTCGCGCTCGATCGCTTGATCCCGGATCTTGCCATCGGTCTGGCGTAACCAATTGCCGTCCGCATCGACGCGCTGCTGTGCCGTGCCGCTGTGCTGCCACACCTGGTCACCCTTCGGCACCTTCGGCATGCTCAGCCCGTGAGGCAAGATCGATTGAATGTAGGGCTTGTTCGGCAAGCCGTAGGCGAAACACACCACCACCCGCGTGCCTTCCTCCGGAAAAGCGTATATGCCCATTTCCTCGCCACCGGTGGGCAGTGGCAGCGGGACGCCGGTCAGCGGCGGGATGGCCGGGTCTGGCTCGTCGTCGGGGCCGAGAACAACAATGTCCACGGCATAGCGCGGACGGAAGTCGTCGCACAGTCCAGCGTCCACCGGCGCATCGGCCACGGCGGTGACCTGGGCGAATCGCGGTAGGTGATAGCCACCGGTGAGTTCGGGAAATTGGCGCTCTACAGCGCGGCGGATTGCATCTTCCATCGGATTGCCATCTGGTCATTGGCGAGTGCCACACTGGTGACACGTTCGCCGGCGTTGATCGTTGCACCTGGTCGCAGCCCGGGAAGGGCCGCCACCATTGCGCTCTGGTTGCCCTGGTAGCCGTCGAACAGCTCCGTGGGGATCTGCAGCGCCGCCCGGGCGCCAAAAAAACTGTCGGCCCAGCTGCCGGCGAACACTTCGCCGTTGCCCAGCTGGTGCCAGGTGAAGTCGGGAATACTGAACACTCGGGCCAGGCTGTCCATGGCCTGGTATCCGGCAGCAAGGCTGTAGAAGTACGGCGCCTTCACGCCGGCGTAAGGCCGATCGGGAACGCGAAAGCGCAGGCCTGCCTGCTCGCTGATGGCCGCCAGTACAGCGCGCAAATCGACATGACGCAGGTTCAACGGCAACGGGTTGGCCAGCACAGCAGCCAGCTCACGGCAGAACAGCACCTGCTCTTTGGCATTGGCGGCGGTGCAACGCTCGACGTAGCCGATGAAGTGGCGCTGCAGCGTGCGGTCGTTGTAGCCGATATCCAGCGTCACCAACCCTTTAAGCGGCTCAGCAGACTGAACAGTGAAGTTCGCCCGCCCTGGACTGGTGGCGTCCAGCCGAACGTCTTCCTTGACCAGGCGAACAGGCGCGCCATTGATCGACAGAACCTTGTGCAGTTTCACTTCTGCTCACTCCCCAGCCACTTATCCACGCGCCCCAGCACCTTTTCAAAGCCGCTCAGCTCCGGGTTGTCGCTCGAACCTGAGTTACTACCACCTTCACCGGCCGCGCTGCCCGGGGCGCCTTGGGCGTCGACCTTGTTGCCGGCCCGTCGACCCTCGACCTTTTCCGGGTTCGATTCGCGCTCGCTGAGGGTGAATTGCACCAGCCAGGCTTTCAGGTTGTCCGCCTCGCGGGCGCTGACGCCTTCGGAGAATTCAACCTGGCGCACGCCGAACGCCTCGGCGGTGTCGTTCACGACGCGGTACAGATGCAACTCCCCGCCGCTCGCCGTGGCTTCGGCCAGACGCATCAAGTCAGTCAGCTGCACCCAATCAACAAAAGGGATCATCAGCGAGACGGCCAACGTTTTGGGCTTGAAGCCCTTGTGCGCCTTGTCGGTGTTGCTGGTCTGCCCCGACATGTCGCCGCTTTCGATGCGTAGATTGCCGGTGACCTTGAGGTTCTTCCCCTGGACTTTTTGCCCATCGAGCAGCAGCGTCATAGGCCCACCAGTTCCCGTACAAAACTCAACCCCTCTTGCGTGCCCACCAGCAGCAGGCCGGCGCATTGCACCCACTCATGCCCAGGGGCATCGCCGCTCAACAGCTCCTGGCGCAGCTCGCTGGAGTTGCCCGGGCCAATCAGGCGCGCCCGTATGCTGACGTCGGGGTTACCCCCCGCCAGCAGGTTTTTTAATTCAGCCAATTGCTGATCCCGCCCCTGTTGCTGTGCCGCCTTGCGAGCGGCCAGCGCCGCCAGATCGCCCAGCGGCGAACTGTCGGCGGCGTAGCCCTCCAGCACGGCCAACTGGCCGGCCATGGACTGTTTCGCAGCCTTGACCACTGTGCAGCGCTCCAGGGGCAGTCCTTGCCAGCGCGGCAACGCACCGGCGCCGGGGATCTCCCACTTGTCAGTCTCAAGTTTCATCAGGTGCTGGGCGCGCCGCTCGATGCGCACCAGGTCGCCAATCGGCAACAACGCGTTGAAACGCGACAGGCCGCTGGCCAACTGTTCCAGGCGTGTCCCCAGGAACAGAACCGACAGGGCATATTGCGGCCCGACCGGACGGCCCGAGTCGGTGGCGTCCTCCAGCTTTTTGGCCAGGTGTTCCAGCACGTTCGGCGCCGACAGGAAGCGCTGATAGCCCTTGCCTTGGCCGACGCCGCTTTGAAAAGGCGTCACCACCAGGCACGCGGGCACCTGACCCAACTGCTCGGCCAGCGCCGCCCGTCCGGCTTCAATGGCGCCTTTCGCGGCATCGCCGACCGGCCCCGGGTTGGTGTTGGCCAACCCGTTCAAACCGGCCAACCGTTGCGCGGTGCTTGCCAGCTCGCCGGTGGCCAGATCCTTGGCAGCGGACAGCTCGCCCATCCATTGCGTGGCCTGCTCCGGCCAGCGCATCGTCACCGGCGTCCAGCTCATGCCGGCGGCGTCCAGGTGATGGCTTTCATTGCCTTGAGGTTTTTGTCTTTCAGGGCCTTTTCCACCGCCTGGCGCAACAACTCGGCGCACTGCTGGGCGCCTTGACGAAAGCGCACCAGGTCGTGGCTGACCTTCTGCAGCTGGGCGATCGTGTGCGGCCGGAACGCCAGCACCTGGTCGGCGTCGTAGCATGGGTAGGTGTCATCCATCCCCAGCAACACCTGACCGTTCAGGTTCACCTGGTCATCGATCGCGCTGCTGTAGCGGTACACCTCGCCCAGGGCACTGGAGTTGAATCCGCCGGCGATGTACGTCGCGCAGTCGGCGGCGATCGCCTGCAGTTTTTTGTCCCGCAGTGCAGCCAGCACGGCATCGATGTCGTCAACCCATTCGCCGTTCTTCCAGATCTGGTTTGCCCCGGGCTTTTTCATGGTGAAGCCTGCCGGCACCGGTTCGAAGCCTTCGAGAATTCGAGGCTCGCCGGTGTCAGTGCTGTACACCACGACGCCGCCGAAGTAGTCCACAAGCTGCCAAGCTTTGCCGTCCCACCAGGCGGCTTTGTGCTCCGGGATCGACGGTGGGGCAACTTCCACGCAGCCACCGGGAATCAGAAAAACACCTGGTTCCAGTGGCGATTCGTCGGCCCTCACGGCGCCGACCAGGATGCCAAAATGGTTGGTCTGATAGACGAGTTTTTCAGTCATGCTCAATCTCAATACTTGATGCAGTAGAAAAGGGCCAAGTTCTTGGGCCGGGTCTCAGTGCCGCCGGCAGCGGCGACGGTCACGCCGTGGGTGTGTGCGCCGCCGGCGCCGATCCCGACGTTGTGCGCGTGATTGCCAGCGCCATCCATCCCGACAGTGTGTTGGTGGTGCCCGGCCCAAGACGTTTCGTGTGCCCCAGCCGACTGCTGCACCGAATTGAGACCACCAGCGCCCTGGCCAATACCCGCCGAACTCGGCGCTGTGTGGTTGTGCGCGCCTTGGGCATCCGTCCAGGCGCGGTGGGCGTGGTTGCCCTGCGCATCCGTCCACGCGGCGTGTATGTGGTCGCCCACTGCTGCGGCCGAGGCGGTGTGCGCGTGGGAATGGATCATCATGTCCTGAAAGCTGCCGAACGCTCGGCTGGCATCCACACCGCGCCCGTCGTCCCAGCCGCGAGGGAACAGGCCGCGCATGTCCGGCAAGTTGAAGGTGGTGGTCCCGTCGCCGGCCCCGTAGTGTGTGGCGATCCGTGCAAACAAACCGGCGAACGCCGTGCGAGAAATCGCGGCACCATTACATGCCAGCCATCCCGCCGGTGGGCTGTTCATGGCGAACGCGGCCACCAAACCCGTCATAGAGTCGCCGACCTGCTTTTGCAGCTTGTTCAACGCGGCCGTGGTGGCGAGGATCTCGCTGCTATTGGTGTTCGGATCGTCGCTCTTGGCGTTGGGCAGGTTGCCCAGATCCACGTCTTCTTTGGTCGTACCACGGGCGCGCAGGGTCGCGTAATCGCCATCCCGCGCCGCGAAGTGCTGGATCAACGGCCCAGCGACTGACTCAGGCTTGCGCGCGTCCCAGAAAGCCGTTGGCGATGTGTAAAAGGCGATCGGCACGCAGTAATGGCGAACGCCGGCCGAGTCGGTGTAATCGGACTTTTCTCCGTAGACGACTTTCCACGTCGCCACCCGATCGTTCAGCTGTCGCTCCAGGCAAACGTCGAGTGTGATTGTCCCGGCGGGAATGACACCGGTGAACGGCCACGGGGTTGTCATCGACACCCGAATGCCTTCGATGTACGCCGTACCGGTTCCCAGTTGGAACCCGTTTTCGCTTTTCCCGAATGCCAGCGCGTTGCCGAAAAAACAGGCACGACCATACATTTCGCGATTGCTCAGGCGCTCGCGCTCATCGATGCCGGCCAGGCGCACAGTAAAGTCATGCTGCCAGGTGCTGGCATCAATGGTGATGCCGGTCAGCGCCTGGGCACCGTCGTAGGCCACCAAAAAGTTGCGGGTGACGTTGTTGCCGATCTGCAGCGGCGGGATGTTCTTGCGCTTCTGCTGCAGCGGGACGTAGGAGACGGCAAACAGCAGGCCGTCCGCGTCCTCAAGGCCGACCCAGTTAAAGTCCCAGTCGCCGATGTCGGAACCCAGCTGCGCGCTGTAGACAACCTGGTTCGGGTTCACAAATCCCCGGTTCTCCTCGGGGATGTCGTAAACCTGAACAATCTGCCCTACCGGCGGTTTGCCGGCGGCGCGATCCACCGGCGTTTCGGGGTTCAGCCCGGGCACGTTGGCGAAGATGAATTTCGTCACGACCAGGGGCTTTTTCTGGCTTTGTTTCAGGGCGATCTGGCTTTCGCCGGCCAAAGTGATACTGGCGCTCACGGTGCGCTCCTACAGGCTGGCAACCAGCGTCTGCTGGTCGTCGTTGAAGTCGATCAGGCCCATTTGCAGGCCCACGGGGGTAATGGTCACGAAGTCATAGCGCCGGCAGGTGCGGCCGTACTGCTGGATCAGCACACGCAACAGCTCGGGATTGAGGGACAGCTGCGCGTTGCTGAACTTGAGCAGCACCACGTCCCAGTCACGCCCGGGCTGGCGTTCCTCGATCTCGACGTAGCCAACGCCCAGACGCTCGAAAATGCGTTTCATGCCGGCGGTACTGCCGGCGTCCACGGAGTTCACGAAGGCGTATTTCACGCGCAGGCGGAACAGGGCTTCCGGTTCACCGGTGAAGCGCGTCACGTCACGCTGCCAAGCCCACAGTTCCAGAATGGCAAGGTGGCAGGTGTCGGGATCGATCTGCAGGTAGGGCCAGCGCAGCCAGCCGGTCACGGTTTCCCACCAGGACTGTGCAGCGGCCAACAACTTCGACAGCTCGGTGCCGCCGAGCCAGAAAGGCAGTTTGAGCTTGGTCATTGCGCCGTCACCTTCAACTGGCCCAGGCGCGGAATGTTCAGCCCGCTGATGATGTCCTGACCGGGCAAGAACCGCAGGGACGCAATGTCCTCGAACTGCTGGTGGATCTCTTCACTGAGCCGGCTGTAGCTGAAACGCGATTGCGGATAGGTCAGCGTCGGCTGGTAGTCGGTCGCGGTGCTTTCGCGAAACGCAGCCCGCACGAACAGTTCCACCTCTTTCACCAGGGCGGCGATCCGCTCGGCGCCCAAGTTGGGCTTGGGCCACAGCCACAGCGTCACGGTCGCCGGGACTTCGGGCATGACCATGGCCAGCAGATCGTCGCCGTGGCCGTGGTTGCCCTGGTCGCGAATGTGCGCGTTGATTTGCTGCAGGTAGGCGTCCGCCGGCACACCCGCATCGAACAGAATGTAGGCGTTCGCACTGCCCGGACCACGGGGCGCGCCGTGTTCGAAATACACGCCATCCGGCCGCACGCCCGGGAAGGCGGAAATCATGGCGCGATACACCGCGTCGGTGTGCCACTGGTTGACTGCCGAGAACTGGTTGCGCACACGCAGACGCAGTTGGTCGTTCGGTTCCGGATCGGCCCCTGGGGATTCCAGCCAGCCGTCTTTGTTCACCACCTGGACAATGCCGGGAATCGGAACCGGCAGGATCGCGTAGTACCCCGGCGCCAGATTGAAGCCACTGCCGGCCTGGATCGCTTCCGCCGGCACGTCCAGTTGCAACTGGCCTTGCTGGAACGTCGCTTGAGCCGTGGTCACCAACTGATAGACGTTGCCGTTGATCGCGGCCGACTGCACCACAATGCCTTTTTCCAGCTGCAGTACCCCGTCTGGTGTTGATCGGGTAAACAGCAATTTGCCTCGGGCTTTCGTGGCGCCCTTGCGTTCGACGTTGACCGCCCAGGCCAACATATCCAGCCAAGCGTCCACGGCGGTTTTCACAAAGAAGTTCGGCAGTACGGTCATGCACAGGAAGTCCAGCAACCACAGCACCGGCTTGGTGACCAGTGCAGTCATGACCCGCCAGAACGGCGAATAGCTGCTGGTGTTGGCCACCTTGGCACCCTGGGCTTCGACCTCTTTTTCCCACGCGGCCTTCAATCCCGCCTCGGTGGTCGGGATGCCGGCATCGGCGATCACCTTTTTAAAATCGACGCTCACAGACTTACCTCTATCGATCCGAATTTCAGGGTTTTGGCGGTTACCAGGTAAACGCCTGGCGCCTGTTGGGTGATGCGTGCCGTCCCCGGCACCAGGCGCACGTCGGCCTCCACCAGCAGTTCCATCCGCTGGATGCAATCGCGCTGACGCAGGCGATCGCGTTCGGCCACCAGCACGACCAGCAGCCCGCTGTCGCGGATCATGTGGGCAATGTCCTGGGCGATGCAGGCGCGGTCATCGACCAGCAGCGGCTGGTGCGACGGATCCAGCACCAGGTCGTTGTCGGCAATCAGCAGGTCCACGTACTCGCTCATCCGCCCACCGCCATGGCGACCATGTTTTCCATCTCCAGAGGCGTCATCTGCTTACCGGTGTTGATGGTCACGTTCTCCACATGCGTGCCCTTGTTCTGGCTGCTGTTGTTGTTCTGAATGCTGGTCAGCAGGCCGCCCGGCGGCACCGCCGAAGGGCGCGCCGGTGACAGACTGGGGATCGCCGCGCTGATGGTCTGCTGGGCTTTCTGCGCGGCGTTGGCGGTGTCGGCGGCGTTGGTCGCGGCATCGACGCCGGGCACCTCGGGCATGCCGCCGAAGCGCGCTTCGATGTTCACGCCCGGGATGCTGTTCAGCAGCTCGATCACACCGTTTACGGCCTTGGTGAAAATGCTGACGATGCTGTCCCACGCGGCCTTGGCCATGCCCGACCAGCCGCCCATGGAGTTAAACCAGTCGGACAGTTTCTGGAACGTTTCGGCAACGGCTTGGAACGCGGCGGTATTCATCAGGGCCGTCGTCCATTCGTCCCAGTAGTAGACTGCTGCAGCGATCGCGGCGACCAGGGCGACGATCCCGACCACGATCCACACCACCGGGTTAGCCAGCAGCGCCGCGTTGACCAGCCAGATCGCGCCCTGCCACAGCAACATGGCGCCGCGAATGACGGCCAGAACGGCGCTCAGCGTGTGAATCACCACGACGTAAGCCAGGATCGCCAGTTTCTGCAGGATGAACATCGCAACGGTGCGCAGGCCCATCAACTGGAAGAGTTTCCAGACGGTCAGCATGCCCAGCCAGGTCATACGCGCAATGCCCACCACCATGGTCAGGGCCGACATTGCAGCGACGATGCCCATGATCGACAGCGCGGTGATGCCGATCACGCGGGTGATGTTCGGGAACAGCTGTGACCAGCGCACCAGGGTTTTACCGATGTCCACCATCTTGGCCATGAATGGCGACAGCACCGGAATCAGCACCTGGCCGAACACCACTCGCATGACTTCGACTAGTGACGCCCATTGCTGCCAGGGATCGACCATCGCCCGGGCCATTTGCTCGGCGTTCTCCAGCCCGCGCACTTTGCCCAGCTGCTCGATGCCGTTGCGCAGCCGATCGGTATCCTTGGCCAGTGCGCCGATCACTTGGGCACCCTCACCGCCGAAAGCCTCCATCAACTTGGCCCCGGCCGACGCGCTGGTGAGGTCGCCGAACTTGCCCTGGAGCTTGTCCAGGATGGTCATCATCGGCAACACCTTGCCCTGCTGGTCGGTGAACTTCATGCCGAGCTTTTCCGAAGCGGCGCCGATGTTCTCGAAAAACGCCTTGTAGCGTCCGCCGGCGTCGCCGCCTTCCATGGTGCTGCTCAGCGTGCCGATCACCGCCATCTGCTCAGCCAGATCGACGCCGGAGGTCGTAGCGATCGCGCCGGCCTCCTTGAAAGCGTCTTTCATGGCCGCGCCGCTGGTACGGAACAGCTGCACCGCCAGCGCCGTCTGGCCGCCGAGCTTCTCCACCCACGCGCCCTTCCCCATCGCATCGGCTTGGGACTTCTGCAGGTTGTAGAGCGTGCCGACGTATTCGCCCATGGTTTCGGCGTCGGTCTTGGTGGCCTTGGCCAGCAGGTTGCTGGTGTTGGTAAAGATCGCCAGCTGGTTGCCGGCAAGCCCCTTGATGGCGCCCTCAATCAGATACGCCGAGGCCACAAAATCCTTGGCGTTCTCGCCGTAGCTCACCGCGAACTCCAGCGACTTGCTGTTCAGTGCGGCCAGCGCATCTTCCGCCACGCCCAGCGATCGGACGTCGCCCAGGGCGCGATTGACTTCCAGCGCCGGTTCCATGGATTGCTGAATCGCCACCACGCCCGCCGTCAGCCCGCCAAAGCCCAGGCCGATCGTCTTAATGTGCTTTTCGCTCTGATCGGCAAGCTCGGAAAAGCCCATTTTCACCTTGCCCAGGGGCGCGGTGACCTTATCGGTCAGGCTCAGAATGAAAGCCAGGCTGGCGCTACGGTCTGCCAAAGTCGTTACCCGTTCAGCGCAAGGGCGATGCCGTTAGCCACGGCAAATTCCATGCGTCTCCAGTATTCGTCCTCCAGCCACTTGGCCGTCCCCATCGCCTCGGGCGTGGGTTCGGCACCAGGTAGCCAGCGGTTCGTCAGGGCCATCAGTTGACCCAGGCCGTTTTCGCTTAGGCGCTCAGCGTGGCCGAGCGCTTTTTTACGATCACATCAACGTTCGGCGCGTATTCCTCCAGCAGCGCGCCGGCGAGCTGCATCACCATCACCGGGTTGCCCAGCAGGACTTTCAAAGCAGGCTTTTGATCCTGCAGCACGGTGGTCATCAACAGGTTGTTGCCCGGGGCTACCTTGTTGGTCTGGGTCAAGGCGTTGAAGTATTTGGTCACGTCGGCCGGGGTCAGGTTGAAGGTGAATTCCGCTTCGCCGACTTCCAGGGTGATTTCGGTGTTTTGCTGGCTCATGGGGTAGTTCTCTCGTTGAAGTTGGGGAAAGTGGTGTCCTGGGACGCTGGCAATCGCTGGCACACGCCACGGACGTATTGCTGCAGTCCGAGAATCATTTGCCGGCTTAAGGCGTGCTGATCTCGGAGGGTGTGATAATCCGGTCGAGCGTCTGGCGCGAGTTCGGCGGTTCCTGCATCAGCCACGCGGCCGGGGCCGGTGGCGGTGGGCAAAGATCCGGAGGCGGGACAGGTGGCGCGGATCCGCAGCCGCCGAGTCCCATCATCAACAGCGCGGCGCAGGCGTTCGTTTTCAGTGCGTGCATCGGTCAATTCCTTGGTGTTTCGTTGGTCGATCGCGTCCCGCTCGGCGAGCATTTCGCCGCTGATGCGTGCCGCTTCCCGCAGGCCGCTGGCCTCCCACTTCGCGCTGTCGCGTTCGCGCCTAGCTTCGTCGCGCTGGCCTTCGAGCGCGTCGAAACCGATCCAGGCAACCAGGCACAGCACGACCAGGAACAAGGCTTCGCGCAGCATTACAGGCCCACCGCACACAGGCGGGATTCGGCCAGTCGGCGGTTGTGCAGGCCCGGCACAAAACGTTTCTGACCCTTGGCGTCAGTCACAAAAGCCCACACCGGTGTCCTACCGTCCGGCGCCCATGCCAAGGCTTTGCAGCCTTCGGCAATGCGACCGGCGTTGATAAGCGCGACCGCTCGACTGGCGCAGGTGCTGGTCACTCCGAAGTTGTGGCCGTGGCTGGTGAGTGCGTCGAACGTGTTCTGTCCCACCTTCGGGTTGGTGATGCACTCGGCGAGCTGCAGCTGCGTTTTGCGGATCACCAGCTGCTCCACCTCGGCGCACTTGGCCGGCGACCAGTAGTCGCCAACGACGACCGAATACGGGCTGGTAAAACGGGTGATGCCTTTGCAAACCGTGGGCAGTCCGCTGGCGAGCTTGTCCGCGTAAACGGTGTTCTGGCCGTTGCCTTCCCAGGTGCCCAGGAAGATCACCAACGGGGTGCTGGCCAGCGCGATCGCGCCGGCCATGATCCTGCCGCGCAGGCTCATGGGAACCACACGCGCAGCAGTGCCGGCACGACCATCTGCAGCACCGCGCCAACCAACGTCAGAATCGTGAGCAAGCGCCCGACCTTGGAGCCGATCACGTTGACCGCCAGGGTCAACGCCTGCTGTCCCTTGTTCAGTTCCTTGAGCTGGCCAGTCATGTTTTCGAATTGCTGCTCAAGCTTGGTCACGCGAGTCGGCACGGTGTCGTGACGACCTTCAAACTCGTTCATGCGGTGCTCGATCACGGCGAGTTGCCGCTCCAGCGTTCCCAGACGCGAAGTTTCAGTGGTCATCGGCGTTTACTCTTCTCGACGTCCGTCTGGCACGGGACGCACCGGGTTATGCCACCGTGCGCCTGGCGCGCCGGCGGGATTGGTCTGTCGCAGTCCTGGCAATGGGTCAGGCTCGGCCCGACCGGCACGGGCTTGCTCAACTGGGCCTTGATCGCTTGGTCACGTTGGCGTTGCTCCAGCTCCTGGGCACGGTCGAACCAGTCCACCATCAGCGCAGCCCCTCGATCTCGGTCGCAGCCAGGTACGGCACGCCGTTGATGTGGATGAAATCCGGGCTGGTCACGTCGAACGGAACCTTGTGTTTGCTCTTCTCGCCGCCCTTCGGATCGATCGCCAGCAGGCTGGAGAGCTTCACCTTGCAGCCGAAGGCTTCCACCCGCAGCTCCTCGTCTTCGCCGGCCTTGGCGAAGAACACCGCATCGAACGGTTTGAGGCCTCGGAAGCTGCCCGCCGAGCGCGCCGCGTCGATCAGCAGATTGAAGTTGGTGGTATCCAGCTCGAATTCGCCGGCAGCAGCCACGTCACCGTCCACAGTGCCGTCTGGCACGCCCCGGGTTTGGGCCACTGCCGAGTTGTCGGTGATATCCAAAGTGCAGCTTTCGACGTGCAGCGCGATATCGCCCAGGCTCACGTCAAAGTTCTTGCCGCCAATCTTCGCCATGGGGCGTTACTCCGTTTGGTCAGTGGAAAGATCCAAGGCGATGTTCGCCGTGAGGTCTTTCGGGCAGTTGTGGGGCTTGAGCTTGATGTAGGCCGCGACCTTGGTTTTCGTCAGCCAGGTCAGCACCAGATCGCCGTCTTTCGGCGGCTCGATATCGCCAGGGAACACCTGGCCCGCGAACGTGACGGACTTGGCCATGGCGCGCAGCGGTGCCATCAACTGGTTGGTGTTGACGGCCATGCTGTTGGGGGTGTTGTTCAGTCGGCGATCGGCCACGCGGCGAATCAGCAGCGGGCGGATCTGCCGAGCGGCCTTGTCGGTGATGCGCAGGTATTCCACGACCTGAAAGTCACTGCCGGCGGTGTCCAGCATGTTGCCGTCGCCCCAGTACACGCCCGGGTAGTCGGGATAGGTCTGCGAAACCGAGTAGCGCGCCCGATCCAGCTCGCTGCGCACCGCCGAGGTCAGCGGGACTTTTTCGCCATCGATCGGAACAGGGCCGAGGCCCAGCACAGCACCGGTGGCCACGCGCATCGGGCTGTCAGCGATGCTCACGGAAGCATTGGCCAGGCGACCGGCCAGCACGCCCAGATCATTGCCGTGCAACTGCGGTACGACCAGCACACGCGGCGCGGCCAGGTTGGCCAACAACGCTTTGCGTTCGCTGACGTACTGCGCCCAGTTCTGTTCGGCGGTGATACCAGGCGCGGACGCCATGACGAACACGCGGCGTCCGTAGGTGTTGTTCAGCGCGATCGCTGCGTCATGCATCGCCGACAGCTCGGCGGCAGCGGTCACCGGCTTGGTAATCACCACGGATTCGACGGAGTAGCCCTGCTGCTGGGCCTTTTCCAACGCCTCGTCCCATTTGCCCTCGGCGCCGATCGGAGCCGCGACACATGCCCAGCGCTGGCCACCGTTGAGACGGGCAGCGGTGATTTGAGTTTTCAGGTCGCTGGCCGGAACGCCCAGTTCGGCGTCCAGATCGCTGTCCGTGTTCAGCGGGAGGATCTGGCCGACGTTCTTGCCGGCGGGGCCGATGAAAAGAAAGTAACGCTCAATCTCGCTCACAGGCCCTTGGCCCAAGTTGAGATTGTCGACGGTGACTTGACCGAGTGCCATGCAGTGCCTCGTTAGCGTGGTGAAGTTAGGATTTGTTGCAACACCTGGCTAATCAGCAGGTCGGTGTCGCGTTCGGTTTCGGCGCCGATGAACTGGCGTTTCGGGAGCGTGATTTCCCAGCTCTGCGCACCCGAAGACTCGCTGCGCTGGTCGTCCAGGATGCGAATCAGCAAACCGGCCTTGGCGTAATTCACATGCTCTTGAATCCACGCCACTGACGGCCTGGTCAGGGTCTTTTTGCCGGCCTGACGCACGCGAAAGCCCAACCGGCGCAGGCGCTTGGCCTGTTTCTCGGTGGCAGCCAGGCCCGGCGGGGTTTTGTTCCAGCGACGCATCTGCGCGGCGGTGCGGCGTTCGCTGACACCGTTGTGTTGCTGGGCGGCAACCCATCGGGTCAGGGCGTTTTTCCAGCCCAGTTCCGCTTCGTCAGCGGTCACGCGGGTGACCACCATCAACTTGGCCAGGCCGGCTTCCATCTTCTTTTTGCCCTTGCCGTCGCCTCGGCGTGGGGCGAACGGTGTGCCGTCCAGGTTCTGCTGGTCGCGGACACGCTTGCGACTCATCGTCCGCACGCGCTTGGTCACCTGGTTCAACAACCGGCGGCGCAGTTGCGGCGGCAGACTCAGCAACGCCAGTTGCTCACGCACACCGAGGCGTCCGCGCACGTCGAGTTCGAAGGTGCTACGCCCGGCCATCGGTGGCCACCTCGCCGCGCTCGGCTATCCACAGATCAAAGGGGACAAACGCCCAGGACTTGCCGAAGGCCTCAATCTCGCCTGCAGGATCTTCGGACAGGTACTGCGGCTCGACGAATTCCAGCGTGACTTCCACGTCGAACAGGTCGCTGTCCAACGGTTCAACCGCGAATTCCGGCGCGGGCAGTTCGTGGCGGTCGCGGTCGGCGTCGTGGGTCTCCAGCCAACTGCCGACCAGGGCCATCATGCGGGCCGGATTGGCGGCGAAACGCTCCAGGACAATCACGGCGCGATAGTGCATGTCGGCAAAGTGCATGCCGTCGACGTCGGGTTTCCAGATCAGCGACAGCTTTACCTGCTCCGTCCAGCTGTCGAGCTGTTCAGGCTCGACAAGGCGTCGCTCCAGTAGGTAGGCGGTCAACGCCTGCAGCTTGGTCATAGCAACTTCGCCGTGATGCGGCCACGGCCCTGCAGGGCGCGCACAGCCTGCTGACTGAATGCCAGAAACGTGTCTTCACGCTCCGGCGCTTCTTTGCCGGTGTTCTCGGCGCTCTCGCGCCGGGTAACGGTCGCGAACTGCTGCAGGGCGCTGGCCTTGGCGCGGCAATACACGGCGCGCTTGTACAGCTTGGCTTTGAATGCACGCTCAGGCAGCAGCATCGGATCGGCTGTTTCCACGGCGACGATGCCCGCTGCCAGCCAACTGGTTTTGAGCTTGGCCAGGTCGGTATTGACCTCGGCCATCGCAATAAACAAAGCGTCGGTCAGCAGGTCGCCCAGAAACTCCGCCGGCAGGCGGTAGCCCTTCTGAAACTCGGCCACGGAGAGGTTCGGCCAGAAGCCGTCGTTCTCGATCGCCTGTTCCACAATGGTGGTGGGTTTCCCGGAAAAGCTCATTGCTGACCGCTCGAATTAGGGCGGGGAGACTGTTTTTCGTGGGGCTGTCCATAAATGGCAGACACACGTCCACAGTTCCCCGCTGGGGGGGTAGTCGGTTATTGGGCGCCGGTGACGGCGGGTGCTTGTTTGGCGATCGCCTTGCGGCATTTCGCAATGCGTGTCTCGTTGCCGGCCTTGGCGTACAGCTCGGTGGAGCGCTCCAGATGCCAGAGCGCGGTATCCCACTGCTCAGCCTCCATGGCGCGCATACCGATCAGCTTGTGGTACTTGCTCGGGATCTGTTCCGTCAGCTGCCACTCACCATCGACACGCGGCAGCAGGTCGGACAGGTACGGCTCCGGACTGCGCTGGGCGTTGTACTCGGCGTAAGCCCAATCGATCACGGCATCCGCGACAAAGGTCTGTACGTCGCGCCGTTTGAAGCGCTCCGGCATTTCCTGCTTCTGCTCGATCGCGAAGTCCGCCAGTTCCAAGCCGTCTTCGAACTGCTCGGTGTCGAACAGCCAGACCATCACCTGCACCAGGACGCGGTTCGGCATCACCAGACCGGATTCCATATAGCGCTGGATAAAGTCCTGGTACTTGGGCAGCAGTTCTTCACGCTTGAGGGCCTGACGCCCGGCGAGACCCTTGATATCGCTCAGGCGCTGCAGATCCTGGTCCAGCGAGGCTTCCATCAGCAGCAGGTGCTTTTTCGCGTTGGCCGGGCTGCTCAGGGCTTCCGCCGGCGAATACGCCAGCGGGGCCGCTGCAGCAGCGATCACTGCAGCGGTTCCCTGCGCCAAAGTGCGGCGTTTGTGGGCAAGGGCCAAGCTCATGCGGCCAACTCGACGTTTTCAGTGAATGCGATCTTTTCCAGCTGCTCGATCACGTAGCCTTCGTTTCGGCTGTTGTAGTCCTCGACGCGGGAGCGTTTAGGGTTGTCCACGGTTTGCTTGCGCCAGCTGGAATCCTGGAAGTAGATCGACAGGTTGTCCCAACTGGTGACCAGCACGCCGTTGACCGGAAAGAACGGCACGCTGAAGCTCGGCAGACCACCGTAAGTGGCGATCACCTGGGCGTCCTCGATGCGCTCTTTCTCGGTCGGTGTGTCGCCCTGCTTGGCGTACAGTTTCGCCTTGTCAGCCGCCAACAGGTCAGTGCCGATAATGGCAATCAGGTCGCCACCGTCGCGCAGACGTTCGTCCACCATCTGTTTGGTGTCATGCACCAGGGCGTCCAGATTGGCGTAATCACCATTCGGCCCCAGGATGACTTTGCCAGCGGTTTTGCCTTCCTTGAGCACCTGCTGCGGGGCCTGCTCGCGCAATTGCTGAAGCCAGCCTTTGTTCACATCCTGCAACATCGGATAGGCCGCGATATCGGTTTGCACTGCTGCCTTCAGGCCGTGGAAACCAACCATGATGCGGTCCAGGGCGATCTGTTTCTGCACAGCCGCCGAATAGCGTTGGTGGAAGTCCGGAAACTTGGCCCATGCGTCGATTTTCGCGTACGGCAGACCTACGTCGGATTCGGTAGACGAAAGTTCGTAAGTGGTGTTGTCCAGCTCGGAAGCGTCTTTCGCTTCGCGGTCGGTAGTCTTGGTGTTGGTGCGGCCGGTGACCGGGCCAGACACGCCGATAAATACCTTCTCGCCCTTGATTTCGCTCACGCCAATGACGTTGATGCGCGAAAGGAAGTCCGACTTGGCGGTGATGGCGTCGTTCAGTTCTTGGGTGATGGACGGCTCGACGCTGAACATCTTGCTGGACAGCTCGACACCGTAGGTTTCGGCCATCGCCAGCTGCATCGCAGCATACATTTTGGCGCCGTAAGCGCTCAGAGAACGGGCCATGTCAGAGTACCCGCTCTTTGGCTTTGTCAGCTGCGCCGGTGGAGCGCGGCAACTGACGGCCGGTGCTGGTGTTCTGCAGCGTGGTGAACTGCTTCTGCAGGCTGGTCAACGCTGCAAGCACTGCTTTGTTGCCGCCGCCGTTACGCTTGAATTCGCGTTCTTCTTCGGCAGTAGTGACAATCTCGTCCACGGCCGCGCTGACGTCATCGATCGGGGCTTGATCGGGTTCCGGTGCGTCTTCGGCTGCAGGCTCGATCACGGCCTGAATGCCGGCAGCGACGACCAGCAGCTGGGCCAGCAGGGCTTTCAAAGCCGTTGCGGTAGCTTCATCCATTGGGGGTTTGCTCTCGGTTGGGGTTTGCGGAGTGGTTTCGGTGGGGGTGTCATCAATGCCGAAACGCTTGAACATGCGGGTGAACATGGCCATGAGCCGACCGATCTCGCCCTGCGGCTCGGTTTCGCGCAGAGGACCAAGCTCCTGTGATGCGGCGTAGTAGGCATCGCGACTGGTGCGGCTGGAGAAATAGAGTTCTTGCGTACCGATGCTGGCGGGTTCATCAGTGACCGCGATGCCGGTCATGTAGGCTTTTCCACGACCACGGAAATTCGGCTTGATTTCAATGCTGGTGAACAGCTTTTCGCCCGCGTCGTTCAGACGCAGCAGCTTGTCATTTGGCTTCAGTTGCGCTTCCAGCGCGACTTGACCAGGTTCCAGATCGTCGCCTTCCTCGATCAGACGAACAGCAAAAACCGTCCCGTGGGATCCGAACCAGCGTTCGTGTTCGCACCAGATAACAGCAGTGTACAAAGTCGGCGTGTAGGTCTCGGCGATGTCGCGCAGTTCCTGGGGAAGGATCTCGCGACCATCGACGGTCGGGCCGCTGGTGGCAACACGTTTCCAGTAGGAGACAAGGGAACGGGGCATGAGTGGTAACTGCGCTCAATCGTTGAATGAGCCGCCACGATAGGGAGCCGAAATCCCCCAAACAAACGCTTTCCTTCGGCACGATTCGTAGAAGAAAACTCTACGAATAACGCCGCATTTAAGCCCGCGTTTCCGGCGTTTTCGCCGCATAGACTGCGGCCCATGAACTACCCGACCGAAGTCAAAGAAGCTGCAAAACGCCTCTACCTGCGCCGCTGTTCGGTGAAGGAAATCCAAGCGCACTTGAAGCTGCCGAACATCCGCATCGTTTACTACTGGATCCGCCAAGGCGGCTGGGACGAGATGCTGACGGATGAAGAACCGTTGAGCGCAGTCAACCGGCGAATCACTCTGATCCTTGAGAAGATCGATCCCCTGACAAAAGCCGAACTGGACGAATTGGAGCGGCTGACAAGCCTGCTTGAGCGACTGAAAAAGCTCGCGGCCAAACCAGCGCCGGCGGCGCCTTCAGACCGTCCGGAGGAGTCTCGCGAACGCCAGCCAGGTCAACGCCGTGAGCGTGGCGAGGGCGGCGGCAAAAAGCGCGAAAAAAAGGCCAAGAACGACATCAGCGGTCTGACCGAAGTGGACTTCCTGGATAAGTTCATCTCGAAAATGTACGGCTACCAGAAAGAACTGTTCGAGGCGAAACAGAACCCGCTGACCCGCCGTGTCCGGAACATCCTCAAAAGCCGTCAGGTCGGCCTGACCTACTACTTCGCCGGCGAAGCGTTCATGGACGCCGTGTTGAGCGGTGATAACCAGGTGTTCCTGTCGGCCAGCCGATCGCAATCCGAGATCTTCCGCAGCTACATCATCCAGTTCGCCCAGCAGTGGTTCGGCATTGAGCTGACCGGCAACCCGATCACCTTGAGCAACGGCGCCGAACTGCGCTTTCTCAGCACCAACAGCAGTACCGCCCAGGGTTATCACGGCCACGTCTACGTGGACGAATATTTCTGGATCCGCGACTTCGAAAAGCTCAGTACCGTCGCCAGCGCCATGGGCACCCACAAGAAATGGCGCAAAACCTATTTCTCGACGCCCAGCGCCGTGTCGCACCAGGCGTACCCGTTCTGGTCGGGTGAAGAGTTCCGCAATAGCAAGCGCGGCAAAAAGGCCGGCGGCGTGTGGCCGAGCGAAGCGGCTTACACGCAGGGCGCGCTGTGCCCGGACGGCCAGTGGCGCAAGACGATCACCCTGGACGATGCGATCGCCGGCGGTTGCGATCTGTTCGACCTCGAACAGCTGCAGCTGGAGTACGACGAAGACAAGTTCCAGCAGTTGTTCTACTGCAAGTTCATCGACAGCACGCAAAGCGCGTTCAGTCTCAAGGATCTGGAGCGCTGCTACTCGGATCTGTCGTTGTGGGAGGACTACAACCCTGATCTGGATCGCCCGTTCGGCAACAGCCCGGTCTGGCTGGGCTACGACCCGAGCCGCACCCGCGACGACGCGACCTGTGTGGTCATCGCGCCGCCGCTCGAACCCGGGGCGAAGTTCCGGATTCTGGAAAAGCACAGCTGGCGGGGCCACTCGTTCACCTACCAGGCCGCGCAGGTCAAGAAGCTGACCGAGCGCTTCAACGTGCAGCACATCGGCATCGATGTCACCGGCGTGGGTTACGGCGTGTTCGACCTGGTGCGCGACTTCTACGCCAAGGCAACGCCGATTCACTACAGCCTGGAGGCGAAAAACGCGCTCGTCCTCAAGGCTCAGGACACGATCCAAGGTAGCCGCATCGAGTGGGACGCCGGTTGGACGGACATCGCCCAGGCGTTCCTGACCATCAAGCGCGGCGCCACCAACAGCGGCCAGATCACCTACAGCGCATCCCGTACTGAAGCCACCGGTCACGCCGACATTGCCTGGGCGGTGATGCACGCCCTGGCCAACGAACCTTTGAACACCAACAAGCGGCGCCGTAGCCGCTACGTCACGAGTAACCAGAGCAGCCATGGCCAACCGCAACCGCAATCGCAAAAAACACCACGTAGCCCAACCACAGCAGCAGCCGATGCGCTCGTTTACGTTCGGGGAGCCGGAACAGGTGCTGTCCGGCAACATCGGCGAGTACGTGGGTGTGTTTCCCAGCGACGACGGCAAGATCTACAAACCGCCGGTGTCTCGGGCTGGCCTGGCCAAGCTGTTGCGCGCCAACGCGCACCACGGCGCCATTCCGAAATTCAAGCGCAACCTGTTGCTGCGTGAGTTCATCGCCTCGGCGGGCTGCAGCACGGAGACGATGGGACGCGCCGGACTGGACTACATGGTGTTTGGTGAAGCGTACTTCTACAACGACACCAACGCATTCGGCCAGGTGCTGGAACTGCAGCACCTGCCGGCGATCAACATGCGCGTGAAGGTCGACGGCGGCTACGTGATGCTGCTGCCGGACAACAAGGAAATGGAGTTTGAGGCGCACGAAATCTCCCACGTCCTGGACTACGACGTGGAACAGAACATTTACGGGATTCCGGACTACCTGGGCGGCCTGCAGGCGTTGCTGCTGAATGAGGCCGCCACCCTCTTCCGCCGGCGCTACTACAGCAACGGCGCGCACGCCGGCTACATCTTCTACACCAACGATCCCGACCTGACAGAAGAGGACGAAGACGAGCTGCGCGCCCAAATCAGCGCCAGCAAAGGTGTAGGCAACTTCCGCTCAATGTTCGTCAACATCCCCAACGGCAAAGAGAACGCGATTCAGATCATCCCCGTGGGTGACTTCCAGGCGAAAGACGAGCTGGAGAAAGTGAAGAACATCACCCGAAACGATGTCATCGCGGCCTGGCGGATGAACCCCGCGCTGGCCGGCATCATCCCGGAGAACACCGGCGGGTTTGGCGACATCGAGAAGATTGATCGGGTGTACACCAGCAACGAAATCCGGCCGATCTGCCAGCTGTTCAACCAGTTGAATGATCGGCTGCGCGAAGACAGGCGGTTTAGCTGGAAAACCGCGCCATAAGCAGTTGAAGCCACTGCATGAGACACCTTACTAAGAAATTTCCACTATAAATTGTGGCAACATGGTGGCGATCAGTTGCCCCTGGGGAGGGACATATGCGAGTGACATGTAAGTGTGGAAACAAGGGATTAATCCGGGATAGCAAGCCGCAATCGCCAGATTTTGTGACGCTTTATTGCCAGTGCCTGGACGTCCAGTGCGGGCATACATGGGTGGCCCATTTGACGTTTTCCCACACGCTGAGTCCATCAGCGCAAACCTTCGACCGATTGCTGTTTGATCGTCTTCGGGAAATGCCCAGAGCAAAACAGCGAGAGTTGTTCGAACAACTCGGGGCGCAGGCAGTTGCGTAAGACGTAAATCGCCGACACCTAAACGTCGGCGATCAAGACATCAGCTGTTCGCTGACTCTTCAGGATTGATGGCAAGAATTTCAGATAGCCGACGAAGCTGACCTTGCTCCTTTTCACTCAATGACCGGTATAGGCCTATGAGGCGGCGTTCCGCTTTGCTCAGGTTGTGCCATTCGAACTCGGCAAATCCCAAGCAAAGAGGTTCTTTTTTGATGCGATCCAACATGCTGACTACTCCATAAAGTGCATGGCTGAATCAGCATTGACGGGATGAGCGTCAGCTTTAAAACGCGGGGGCGACGAATGTCGTAAAAGCTTATGTTGCGCGTTAATTCTTCTGACGGGCAGCGTCGTCCGCCATCGCTTTCAGAAATCGGCGGATTGCCTCTTGATCACCTGGCGTGATGGTTCTGTATTGCGTCAAAAGCAGATTCTCAACTTCGGAAAGCGAAGCTTCCGTAGCTGTCGTTTGCTGACCGCTCAGAATGTAATGAACGTCAAAACCTGGCTCGCGCATAACCTTACTCAGATACCACGCTGGGGCATCGCTGCTGCCTGCTTCGTAGTTAGCTTGGGTGCGTTTCGAAATACCAAGAACTTCGGCAACCTGATCCTGAGTCAGCCCGCTTTTCTTTCTCTCTTCCCGCAATCGCGAGCCGATGCTTTCAGAATCGTGCAAAATTTTTCATTCCCGATGTTTACAAATGCACTTATGTGCATCATTCTGCATTCCCGACACATGAAAATGCACGGAATTGCACTATGCCGAACACAAACATCAACGATCAAGCCCGCCAGCAAGCTAGGCAGGGCTTGGAAAAGCGAGGTCAATCAGCGAAAGACTTCGCGAAATTACACGGACTAAACCCCAGCACCGTTTATGCGGTGCTAAGTGGCCAGAGCCATTGTCGCCGGGGAGAGGCACATCGCGCCGCCGTACTACTCGGGATCAAAGACGGCGTGATCGAACAGTAACGGTCCGGACTAACAGGGAACAGTAGAAGATGAAAAGCCCCGTTCTAAAGACGCGCAAGGAAGCGATGCGCGAGATCATTCGCAGCTTTCCTGAGGGACGCGAAGGCGCTGCCGCTCGCTTGGGAATGAAAGTCAAAAAGTTCGACAACCACGCCTATGAGAATGCCGGCTGCAGCCCACTGACGGATGCTCAGGTTTTCATGCTCGAGCAAGCCAGCGGCACCCACCACTTTCCGAACTATGTTGCGCAGATGTACGGCGGTTTATTCGTAGCCGTTGCCGATCCAGAGAAGCTGGACAACGTAGAACTGTATGCCAGATCGGTGCAGGTATCGGCCAAACGCGGCTGCGTTGACCAGGCGATCGCCCAGGCACTGGAGGACGGCTCCATAAGCAAGGAGGAAGCCGAACACATCCTCGCTGCTCACAACCTTCACATGGCCGCACGGCACGCCGAAGTGCTGGCCGCTATCGACCTGTACCGCGCCAAACCGGGGAAAAACCAATGAACAATCAGCCGGCCGTACAGGAATATCAGGACATGCTCAAAACAGCGGCTTTTGCGTTTCTTGAACGTCATCAGTGCGAACACCTGGGCGACGATCAGCAGCTGTTCAAGCGGGCTGTTCAGCACCTTGTGACGGATTACAACGCCACGACGCAGCACGCCGAGCGGCTGGTGCACTTGGCCAACAGTGAAATGTCAGCGGTCAGCGATCGGCAGCGACTGGACGTCATCAACAGCACATCCACGCACACCGTAATTTTCGATACCGCCACCGGTAACGCCTGGGCAATCCCGGTCAGCCTGATCTACGAACGCATCCTCATTGCTCCCGATAACGGGCGCTTCCGCGTCACCACTTCGTAACACCTAACCAACCAATCCCCGATCCCCCATTCCTGTGGGTTTGGGTGAGCTGCGCCCGAAATTGAGGTTTGACGATGGAAAACGCCCTGAACATCAACGCAAAACTGACGCCTGTAGAGGCTCAAGCGCTCTTGGCCAACCTGCGCGAGCAGTACCGTCTCAACTTCAACGAACTCTGGTACGCAGACCAGTTCCGCCTGATCCCCGATGGCCTGCGCCACGGCTCAATCCTCGCGAACTGCCCCGTGATGGCTGCTCAGAAACACCTGATCGGCGCCCTCTCCCTCTGCCTCAAGAAAGCGAAGTAACCATGAAAGAGCAACTGCGCAGCGACGTGATCAAGCGCCTGCAAAACGACTACGGGCTTAAGCAACGGTCAGACGCCCACTACATGCGCGGCGGAACTTGCCCGAAGTGCCGGCAGAAAACGCTGTACACCCGCATTCAGGCTCCGTGGTTGGTGATCTGCGGCAGACCCGAAAAATGCGCGCACACCCTGCATGTGAAGGAGCTGTACGAAGACCTGTTCGAAGACTGGAGCAAGCGTGCGCCGGCCACCGACCAACACCCCAACGCCACCGCGCGTGCCTACCTGGAATTCGCCCGAGGCTTTCGCATCGAACTGATCCAGGGTTGGTTCACTCAGGAAAGCTTCTACTCCGTCGAACACAACGCCGGCAGCGCGACGGTGCGCTTTGCCTTGGAAAAAGGCGGCTGGTGGGAACGCCTGATCGATCGTCCGCACCGCTTCGGCAAGATGAAAGCCCGGTTCAAATCCAAGGACAGCTATCGCGGCGTTTGGTGGTGCCCGCCCTGCGTGGACCTGTTGGAAGCGAAAGAGATCTGGATTGTCGAAGGCATCTTTGACGCCATCGCCCTGGTGCACAACGACATCGTCGCGGTGTCGGCCATGTCTTCGAACGCCTTTCCTGAAGAGTCGTTGCGAGCGCTGGCCCGTGACCGTGAAGGCAAGCTGCCCAAACTGGTCTGGGCACTCGACAACGAACCGGGTGCGCACACTTACACCAAACGCTGGGCAAAGCAGGCACGCGCACTGGGGTTCGTCTGCGAGGCGGCGCAGATCCCACTGCGTGATGGCCGCAAGAATGACTGGAACGACCTGCACCAGCGTTGGGGGTTTATCGAAGATGAGAGCGAGCGCGCCAACCAGGTGGCAGCGGATCTTAAACAGACCCGCCACCTGGGCGCCCTGCTGCTGGCCGAAAGCGCGGCCGAAAAAGCGCTGCTGATGTACGACTGGAACAAGCGCGGGGAATTTCACCTGGGCTTCGGCAGCCGCCTGTACTGGTTCAAGTTGGACATGGAGAAATTCAACCGGGCGATGCAGGACATCGAGGACAGCGAGAACCACGACGACCAACTGCTCAACCAGTCGCAGCAGCGCGAAAAAGCCCTGCAGCAGTCCGGCAGCGTGGTCGAGATCGCCAACTGTTATCCACAGGCGCTGTATTTCCAGCGCAACGAAGTCACGGACGAGTCCTGGTATTACCTGCGCGTCGATTTCCCGCACGACTCCGAGAGCGTAAAGAACACCTTCACCAGCGGGCAGTTGTCAGCGGCCAGCGAATTCAAAAAACGCCTGCTCGGCATGGCCGCCGGTGCCATGTACACCGGCAGCGGCCAGCAGCTGGACAAGCTGATGAAGGACCAACTGTTCGGCATCAAAACCGTGTCGACGATCGACTACGTGGGGTACAGCAAGGAATATGGCTGCTACGTCTATGGCGACTTGGCGATCAAGGACGGCACGACCTACAAGGTCAACAGCGAGGACTATTTCGAGTTCGGCAAATTGCGTCTGAAGACACTGCAAAAAGGCGTCCCGATCAAACTGCAGCGCGATGGCAAGGACTTCAACGAAGCCTGGCTGCCGTTGTTGTGGACCTGCTTCGGTGCCCAAGGCCTGGTGGCCTTGGTGTTCTTTTTCGGTTCGCTGTTCTGTGAGCAAATCCGCGGCCGCTACCAGTCGTTTCCATTTCTGGAAGCCACGGGCGAGGCCGGCGCCGGCAAGACCACTTTGCTCAATCTGCTGTGGAAACTGCTCGGCCGTGAAGGCTACGAAGGCTTCGACCCAATGAAGTCGACGAAAGCCGGTCGCTCGCGGTTGATGGGCCAGGTGTCGGGCATGCCGGTGGTGTTCCTTGAAGCCGATCGCCACGGCGATGATCGATCGCACGCCAAGACCTTCGAGTGGGACGAACTGAAAGACTTCTACGGCGGCGGCACCCTGGCCACCAAAGGCGTGAAGACCGCCGGCAACGAAACGTACGAACCACCGTTTCGCGGCACGATCGCCATCAGCCAGAACGCGGCCGTGGTCGCTCATGAGGCGATCATGACCCGGATCGTCAAGCTGCACTTCATTCGGCCGACAGTGACCCCGCAAAGCCGCGTGGCGGCAGACAAACTGAACGCCCTGGACGGAGGCACGCTGAGCCACTTCCTGATTCGGGCCGTCGGTAAGGAATCGGCTGTGCTTGAGCTGTTCGCCCAACACATGCCCGAACACGAAGCCAGACTGCGCCGCCTGCACACCCACTGCTTTGCCTGCGGTACGGAGTATCCCAACGAGCAAGGCAACTGCAGCAGCTGCGGGTACAACTTGCGCGGTTACATCCGCGTCGAGCGAATCAGCAAGAACCATGCGCAGTTGCTGTCGCTACTCGATGCCCTGCGCTTGATTCTGAAACTGGACGACGCCCAGGTATCCGCAACCCAGCGGCAGATCGTGCGTATGGCCATCGAGCGCCAGGCCTCGATCAGCTCCGACCATCCGGCGGTGGCCGAGTTTTGGGAGGTGTACGACTACCTCCAGTCGCTCAGCGAAGACCCGGTGGTCGACCACAGCAGCGACCCGAACGTCATCGCGATCAACCTCAACGAATTCAGCGAACGCGCCGCCGAGCACAAACAGAAGCTGGCCGACGTGGCGACCCTGCGCGACCTGCTCAAAGAATCCCGTTCGCGCAAATTTCTGGACGCCAACAAGGCCGTGCACAGCGCGGTACGTGCGGCGCTGAACGCCAAAACCCCACTGGCGCCGGGCCGTCCGACGACGGTCAAGTGCTGGATCTTCAAAGCGTAAAAGGAGGCTACACCGATGCAAGTTCAAGTGTTTATGGGCAACGCCGGCGACGGCAAAACCAACAAGCTGCAGGCTGTTCAGGATCGATTGGCGTTTGTGGGCGAAAGCGCGCCGATCATTCAGGCCGGTGCTTACGGCGAAGAAGGTCTGCTGCAGATTCTGGAAGTCCGCGCCGCCGGTGGCCAGCGCGAAATCCTGGTCGACGACTGCAGCCGGCAAAAGATCTTGAAGGTATTGGAGTGGCAATCATGTGTCGAACATGTGCCGGACTATGACGGCCTGGTGATTCACCTGGCGCGTAAGGACTGACGGAAAAGAGAAACGATGTCGAGGAGTCGCACCTCCCCGACATCAACCACCACTGAGGGCAACACCATGGAAGCACAGCACCAAAGCAGCAGCGATTCAAAGGCTAACACACTCAACAACAGTGACCCGCACGCACGGCATCTGATGGCTATCAAAATCGTAGGTACAGCGCTGTTTGATTATCGAGTACTGAAAACTGAAGCAGCGCGGATCCGGCTTGAATGCCTTACCACTTTCGCTAAGGAGCTGGGCGACATTGATGCGGCAGAGTTCGCTGTTGTCGCTCAACTACTGGCAGGCAAATCAACAGCCGACCGCCCCCCAATTGATCGAACTTACTCACTCGAAGGAATCGCACTATGAAAACGCTGTTTGTACTGATGGCCCAATACAACGGCCAAGTGGTAATTCCCCTGGATCGAGTGTGCCAGGATTACTTCACGCACCTGACAACGGATATGTTTCAACGCAAAGTTGGTGCCGGGCAGATAAAGCTCCCGATTACTCGCATGGAGCCGAGCCAGAAAAGTGCGAAAGGTGTTCATATTGCAGACCTGTCGGCCTACCTGGATGAACAGCGCGCTGCAGCAGTCAAAGAAAGTAATCAACTGAATAGCGCGCCGCGCAGCAGCTAATTCACTTCAACGTTTTGGCGCCCAGTTTTACGGGCGCCTGCAGGATGCGCTCGAACCATTCCCAAGTCGCATATACATCCCCTCGCCCGCGCAAGTGGGTATAACGGCGCATTGAGTTCCAGTCTCGATGGCCCGACACGCTCGCCACTCGCGGAATATCCCAATCCATTTCAAAAAGACGACTGACGCCTTCGTGTCGAAGATCGTGAAAGTGCAAATCTTCAATGCCCAGGATTTTGCAGGCCCTTGTCCAGGACGTCGACACGGATTCAGCACTGTAAGGAAAAATCTCAGGCAGCACTTTAGGCATGGTCTGAAGGATCGCCCATGCTTCTGGCGGCAAATGACACCAGACGTCGTTACCGATTTTTTGCCCAGGGTTCTTCATGTCACGAACCAGAACCCGCTGGCCAGCCTCGTCCAAATCATCCCAGCGGATCCGGGTAATCTCTTCTTGCCTACGCGTGGAGAACAACGCGAAGCCCGTCAGCTTAAGCATGTTGATAGAAGTTGGACGACGGGTTTGGATACTTCGGAAGTGCGTAAGCAGTTTGTCGAGTTCGCCCAGGCTCGGCCGGCGATCGCGCTCGCGGCTTTTCATGTTGTAACCGAGCTTTTTTAATACTCGGCGCGCATCCGCCATCGCATGCGGATCCACCTCATAACCCCAAGCGGGCCGAGCGATCGAGAGAACCGCGCCAAGGTGCGCGAGATCGTTGCCAGCCGTCTGCGGCTGAACGCCCCCGCCCTCCTTGCCCATGCGCCATAAAGCATATTCGACCAAGTGCTGGCTGCTCACATCTCTGTCGTTCAACTTCCCCAGATAGGATTCGCTGATCGCCTTCAACGTGCCGAGCTTCGTCTTCCCGAGAGGTCGCGCCTTGGTCATCTCGGCCAAGTACCGATCGATCATTTCCTTGATCGTCGCACCAGGTCGGTTTGCCCGCTCGATCGCACCTGGTTCGTCCAGTTCGGTTTCTCTTTTACGCACCCAAGCCTGTGCGGCCTGTTTTCGGGCGAAGGTCTGACTCTCTTGGTAAACTTGCGTCCCATCTCGAAACAGGCGTATCTGTGCCGTGTAACTGGTGCTGCCGTCGGTGCGTTTCCGTGCTCTGATCGTGGCCATAGTCAACTGGTACAATTTGAAAAGTGGTTGGTACAT